GCCAGAAGCCTATCCCACTGGTGTCTTTGGTTCGGCGCAGAGGATGGTTTGTTCTTCGCCGGTTGGTGAATTCACTACGGAGTAAACCTGTAGGATTCGAGATCGCTCATTTCGCCGGTGCGTATGAAGGGACCTTCGCAGAGTCGTCAACGTCGACCGGCTCAAAAGCAGAATCAAAGACGCATTCAGGAATAGACTCGAGAGAATCGTATGACTCCTCTGAATATTCACCCTCGTTGATTTTTACGCGGTAGTTTACCTTCAGTTCGCCTGCAGCTACGAGTCGAAGCAATACTCGGTTGAAATACTCCGCTGGCATCCGATCCGAAAGCTCGCGACAGATCAAGTCGAATGTGAAGAACGGCAAATCTGGATGGCGTTGAAGCCAATCTCGAAGGACGTTTGTAGCTTCAGCTAGCTCTGCGTTGCTATAGGCGGCTTCGAAGTTGATCGAAGATATACTCATAGGTTGCGTTCGTGATTCGCTTAAGGATGCGGAGTTCGGGACCGTTTGAAGTCTTTTCCAACACAACCGAAACTGGCTCAGTCATGCAGGGGGGGCAACCCGGAAGCCCCGATTTCCATTCTATACGTGCGAGCGAGGGCAAAAACGCGTTTTTCTGCTCGCATCGCAGAGATCAGGAAGTCGGGTAAGGTTGCGTGGGTCATGTGCTGCGATGACAGGCCAGAAGCCTATCCCACTGGTGTCTTTGGTTCGGCGCAGAGGATGGTTTGTTCTTCGCCGGTTGGTGAATTCACTACGGAGTAAACCTGTAGGATTCGGTTATTGAACTTGATCCGGTCGGTGGCTAGTACGTCGCTGCGGCGTGTTTTGATTTGGACGGTTGCTTCGGCAACAAGTTGGCGGGCGCGTTCCAACTCTCTACCGGACAACTCGAGCACTTCGCAATAGATCGGTGTACCGACATTTGTCCAGACGGTTGTTTCGTGTCCGCGTGCGTCGTACTGGACGGTTCGGCGTTGGATGGTGAATCTATGTCGGAGTTTTCCGCCGCGCATGTTGTTCTCTTAGTGGTAAGCCTGGCGGCTTTGGAAAACCGGGGCTAGCGCCCACCGGCTCATGAACCCCACGCGAAGCTGTCGACGCCGGGGCGGACCATTTCGACCATCGATTCGAATCCTAGCTCGATCTCTTTTGAGTTGACGCCAATCAATGTCGCTTCGCGGTTTTCGTACCAATGCGAAATAAGCATCAATGCGGCGCGTTGTATGGTGGCTGGAACTGCGGCGAGCTCGGCCCATCCTGCGGAAAACTCGATACGTAATCCGTTCGGCGGTTGTGCTTCGGGCCAATTGATCCCGAATCTAGGACGCAGGTCGTAGCGGGACATCCCGACAGGTTGAACAATGTTCGCTAGGTCGAGGGTCGTCGTTGTTCCGGCTGTGTTGGTGTAGCTGATCGCGGTCACTTGGTGGATGGGCCAAAGTGGTATATGGATCGGCTCGTCTCTCGCTGGAAAGCTGTCTAGTGTCAATCGCCAGTTCGACCGTGCGATACAACACTCGAGGGATCGCTCGCAATAATCGGTGGCTGATGCCAGGGCGTCTACTATCCATTGGTCGTCGTACTTGTCACTGATTCGGGAATTGTGTCGAACGCGGTCAACTGTTGAAATTGAGAACGCGCCCTCGCTGAGTTTTTCGATAAGCATTGCATCCCCGTCTGAACCATCCAGATGTGTCTAAGGTGTCGTTTGTCGTCGTCGGTTAATCGCAACCAGTCGCGGGAACATTCGGAGAGGGTGCCGGAATCGGATTCACACTCTCGGTACGGGCCTGGGTTGGTGTAGCTGACGTCTCGTCGTCGCGCTCGCACCTCGTCGCTGAATTTGCGTCGAAAGCCGAGTCGGATCTCATCCCACCCGAGGTAGATCTCTCCGAACGACAGCTCTGTCGGTTCGTCTTCGAGGAGCAACACCGGGGGGTATTGTGGTTTTCGGAACAATTCTTTTCATCCTGCATGGTGTGTAGGATTGCTGTCCCTCGCTTACGCGTCGGGTTGGGATTGGTCGTCCCTCGCTTACGCGTCGGGTTGGGATTGGTCGTCCCTCGCTTACGCGTCGGGTTGGGATTGCTGTCCCTCGCTTACGCGTCGGGTTGGGATCAGGAGCGGCGGCGGCGTTTGGGTTGTTCGGGGGCTGGAACCTGCGGTTCGGGGGAACCGGGGCTAGCGCCCACCGGCTCAGGAACCATGCGTCCTTTTGTTGCTTTTTGTAGTTCTGTCGGTTCGCCTGAGAGTAGTTCTCGTGCGATGCCTGCTTCGATAAGGCGTTCGGCTTCGACTGAATCACACTCGAGGAGCGTGCCAGCATTGTGGCAGAAAGTGCTACCGGCGAGTGATTGCAGGAGGATAACTGAACGCATGATTGAAACTATGCTAAAGGTTTGAAAAGTGGGATAGTCTTCCAGCTATCGAACTTTAGAAAGGTTGACAGGCTAGAAGCCTATCCCACATAAAGGACGCCCTAGTCGACTTAAGGCGTCCTTGGGTAACAAGTGATGACAGGCTTGAAGCCTTCCCACATTAAGCTTGGGTCAATCGTTTCACTGGGCATGGGCCTGCGGCGGTCCATCGTGCGAGACGACCGTCGAAGCCCATGTAACCGAGGAACCCGGTTTCGAGGAATTCGATGAATCGCTCTTGGGCTCGGATCAATCGCATGGAACCAACGCGTCTGACTTTGTAGTAAGACAAGTCACCATAAAGCATGGTGATTTGCGTTGTCGCGATCGATGAAGCCATGTATTGGTTATAGATCAGCGGCTGACCGAGCAACGTGTCTGGAATGCCTTCGCGGATGCCTGACATCCAGAGCGGTCGGCCTGTGGTGTCGTTGAGCAATCGAAGTGCTTGGGTAACCAAGTCGTGGCACATGAAGACTCCATTGCCTCGGTACATCGGATCTACCGAGTGTTGCAATCGGATCACGTCGGAGACGGCAATCGCTGCGGCTGCGGCGGATGTAACACCAGCGGCGGCTCCGGTAACGACCCCTTGAGGTTGGGAGGAACCTGTACCCACCGTTGCGTGTTGCATGGTGATTCGTCCGAGTCTCTCGCCGAGCAGAGTCGCGACGATCTGATCCACGTCCACGATTGCATCTCTTTGAAGCTGTTGAGAAACTCGGATGAATCTGGACGAGTAGTCGTATGCTCGCAATGTCAAACGCTCGAGCACTGGGTCGGTTTGGGTGTCGGAGGAAAGGTCGTTTCCTTCCGTGACCAATACGCCCGTGACTGCCGTATCATTTCCGACTGGGAAGAGCATGTCCTCTCCCGATGCGGTCGTGATCGTGTCGGTATAAGCGAACATCGGAGACGTCGCGAGCATCGCCAGTTCGAACGTAGCAAGGAACGTTTGCGGGACCAATTCAGGACCAGCACCCGACGTGGGCTTGTTCATTTTCCGAACTTCGATATCTCGAATCGCGTTCGTGCGTCGCGCTTGGGACCGCATGTGTTTAAGCGACTCTGTGTCCATCAATGGAACGCGGAGCTCTGCGGAGTCTGGGCTAAAGCCTAGCCTCTGGCATGCGTCGCGATGTTTGTCGGTGATAAGGTGCGGGGCAGCATGTCGAACGAGGTAGCTTTGGAAAGCTAGTCGTTTGTCGTCTTCGCGTTGTGCGTATTTCTTAGCTTCGTCGCGATCGAAACCGGCGTCGCCGTAGGTTCGGGATTCACCTGGCATGGTGTCGTCGAGGCCGGGCATTTGTCGACCGTGGCGAGTGGATCGCTTTTGATCTTCGGTCACCTTGGCCATTCGTTCGTTGATGGCGTTGGCTGATTCTTCGGTGTTGATCTGGTCAACGAGCGCATCGTATTCGGTATTGACGCGATCCCAAGCGGAGCGGGTTTCATCTGGCCAAAGGTTGACGGAGGGATCTTTTTCTTGAGCCGATTGGCGTTGTTGGAACTCGGAGCCGAGCTTTTTGATTTCGTTGGCTAGCTGTGCTGCCTTTTGTCGTTTTTCTGCGATTGCTACCATTTGTTTTTGCTGATCCTGTTTTCGGGATTGGTGGTTGGACCCACTAAAGATTGACGGTGCAAGCCTCCTCGGGCTGCTAATCCTGCCCACCGTCTGCGTATGGACGCTGGCAAAGTGAGATAGTCCAACGGTGCCAGCGTATAGACGTCTGGACCGTGAGAATCACGGGCATGCTGGAATGATACGGTAGAGATGGGGCGTGTAAAACTTTGTGTGGAAGTGTTTAAGTCAACGCAGCACGCAACTTGGAAACAATTTCTTCGAGTGCTTTGATGCGACGCTCGAAATCTCCGACGACGGGCTGCGGTGTTGGTGTTGGATCTGGCACAACAGCACCTATTGTTTTTCGGAAGTAAACAGTAGTGTTTTCACCAGCGTTCGGATGCCATAGCCATTTGTGATTCGTTCCAGGTAGCCCCAAATGCGACAGTCCATAACGCTGCCAATTGCTTCCAGCGTGTGCGATCTCGACAGGTGGAACCCAATTCGATCGATTAAGAGAACACTCCCACGAGTTATCCGTTGGAAGATACACATCACCGACCCACAAGCCAGCAAGCAACCCACCCGCACCGTTTACGTTGTGCACTTCGATCTCGACAACATCACTACCAGTCCAAGCGACATGGCAAGACACTGGGACGTTCCATGCTGACCCTCGCATGACCTCCGTTCCGTTTACTCGACACACAAAGCTATCGTCACCGTAAACTAGGATCTCATTCGACTTTGGCATTTGGTTTCGTGCCTCCGGTGTGAAGTATTCTGTAAGGAACACTGGGCT